GATATGGTGCTTGGGTTACGTAATTCGGCAGTGATGCTAGTCCCATTAGGTGTCAAAGTCTGAACCTGTGGTACAAACTCATCATAGTAGACTTGTTGTGATGCGGTCACATCATCGCCACCACCAAGAGCGGTAGACGTTGCAGTTGTTGCAACAGAGATACCATACCCTTCCCATGTTGGATTGAGAACTGTGAATGTACCATCAAAATCTGTTGAAGGTATTCCACCAATTGCATTCTCAACGCTGGACATAGATACTACATCACCTTCAGTGAATCCATGACCTTCATGGTAGACTCTGACTACACTAGTACCTATAGTAGTTTGAATAGGATTAGACTCTAGAGTTACTTTAGGTAAGGATGCATTGTCAAGAACTAGAGTACCCGAATTGTCAAACTCAGCACGGTCTAATGTAAACATTAGGTCCTTAGTCTGGTCTGGTGTCCATGTGAATCCATTCTGTGATAGGAATAGAGAACCTAGCGTAGGTTGCTTCGTGACTTTACTGTCAGTACTACCAACCAAGAACTCGTAGGTCTCAGCAATATAAGCATTATACTCTACCGACTCAGCGAGTAGTATTATAGCATACTCTTCTCCACTTGTCAAGTAAATTGGTTCATCAAATTCGACAATTGTGCCACCATTCTCTACAAGAGTAGACATTCCTGTATCATCTTGTGAAATACTATCAAGTGGTGTCACTGTGATAAGGGCAGGGTCTACAAACTTGACTGATCCTGGCACAATACGTGTAGTTGGGGTACCATTTTCTACCGAACGAATCTGTACTTGAAGAGGGACTGTACTGTCCTTGCTCTCCATGAAGATTTTTGCTCTTGTTATAAACAGTCCATTAGGGTTTTCTATCTGGTCAACAAAGAATGTCTGTGCCAGAGGGTCTTGACGACCAGCACGGAAACCAATAACACGTGTGGTGCGAATGGTTCTTTGTATAGACTCGATGGTACCTGTTGATGTGTAGTTTGCACTAGTACTTGCAGTCGATTCACTATCGTTACCTTCACCACTCACGTCAAGCAACTTGAACTCATGAGTACCAGTTCTAAAGTTGATTGATGGTGTGTTAGGTAAGAAGAAAGTACCAATCAATTCACCCTTACTGTCTGTGACTAGATCGCCTTTACCACCTAGTGCAGATGGGTACTCTTCTTCATTTGCATATTGACTTCCCACTTCTGTAGGGTTATCTGAGAATCGAGATGATGTTGTTTCTTGACGTACCCATGAACTCACATCCCTGTCACCGAAGAATGCGAACATCTTGGTATTAGGACGCAGACCTTTGACAGTGAAGTTTATTATACGTGAACGCATGAACGGAATGATTTCTACGTTCGCGACTTGTTCACCGATGAAGTCTTGGATACTACGAGTCGTTTCTCTAAAGGATATATTTCTAGGTATAGTAGTAAACAGACCCGTGTTTGTGAAGTTATTGGAATTTCTACCGTCACGCAATGCTGGACGTTGCCATAGGTCCGCATCGAAGTTTTCCAATCGACGTACGGTAGTCTGCATGATAGGCGGTAGAGTTCGAGTCTCGACCCACTCATCCGAAGATGGGGATAGTTCCATATGCCCGGTTTGAGTGATAACCGCAAATGGGTTGACGTTCAACTTACCTGTTGCAAGTAACTGTTCAACCAGTGGTTCATGCGAATATGGTAGTGTTACAACATCGCCGTTTTTGGTGACCTCAGCAACATTGTCCGTACTATAAGAAAGACGGACTGAGTTCTCACGGAAAGATGGTTTCAATAATCCCTGTGGGTCAATAGACGCACGATACTCTGGGTTGTTGATATCAGAGAATATGAATGAACTAAAGTTGTCTGCAATGAAACCCGCCTTAGTACGCGCATTACCATTCTCATCTAATACAGTCAATGAGTTAGTGTTAGACTCCAACAGACTCAAAGTAGTTAGTTCGAATAGGTCTGTTACACGTTGTTCCAACTTACCGATATCTTTCATTGTGAATCGTTTGTTTGGAATGAACGTGCTAGTAAGGTCAGCAGTACCAAATGTGTATGGATTCAGACGGAATGTGTATAACGCCATTGAACCTGTAGGAATCTCTGGTTGACGTGGGATTACATTGGACTCACCTTGAATCACCTGTAGTTCACCGAACCCGATATCACCACGACTATCTGTTGCGTTGGCAACCAACACATCGATACGTGGTAGGTAATAGTGGATTTGGTTCACTGTAACGGCAGATGCGTTTTGTGGAAGTTCTCCGGTTACGTTGAACTCTTGCAAGTCGTCCTCTGAACGAGATGGACGGAAATCCAATACGTCACGCAAAGAAATAACCTGACCTGTCGCAGTAGTATGGTCTGGAATAGACTCATAGGTTTCTGTGTAGTATGAACTAACAGAGAAGAACTGTCCATCTTGTCCGTGGGTATAATGGGAATACTTTACTTCGACTTCAGTGTCGTCAGAACCATTATATGGAATAGTGTATCCCGGCTTGAGTTTGATGACGATTCGGTCATAGAAGTTATCACGTTGACCACCGTCAAATGTAAACTGGTGAGTGATATCTGTCCACTCTGTGGTACCTTCCAATCTCCACTTGACAGATTGCAATTCGATACCATCTACCTTTGTTGTGAAGATAGGTCTGCCAGTTTGGTCACTCGCAGTGATTGTTCGAATTTCTGTTACATCTGTTGCATCTTTGGTTCGTGCAGTTGCGTTGGTGAACTCCACGTAGTATGCGATGACATATGTAGTAGCAGGGTCCAGTCCTGTATATGTGTTGTTTACAGGCACGTTAGAAAGGATTGCACCGCTGGCAGTAGCAATAATCCATTGTGAACTTTCTACACCATCGGTAAGAGCAATATCACCAGACGTGTTTGGTTGACCCCTGAAGTATCTTTGAGCAGTGTAGTTAGCAGTGAACTGGTTTGGTGATAACTGCTTGGTTGGTGTGCTATTAGGTAGAGGGAATAACAGGTTGTTATTCGACGCTTCATAAAGAACGGCGGGTGTCACAACAGGGACGAAGTCTGGGTCCCCTGAAGGAACGTTATCTCTTAGTTTAACGACATTAGAGAAACTCTCACCAACGTCCATGTCAATCTTGAAGATGTATAGACGAATACCCTTCGGGTCACGTTGAACACCACGAACATGACAAGTACCAATATCTTGGTCATTCGCATCAATCAATTCCATTTGACCGAACGTATCTAAACGACCGAACCCTTCTGTGGTTGATCCGTCGATGTAGATATAATTACCATATACAGCAGGGACAGGTTCGTTCGACTTCTCTACGGAATCTCTTGCCTTTGATACGTTGATGTCTGTTGTACCAATCTCTAGTCGATAACCATCAACGTATGCAATACCTTCGGTGACATCTAGGTTTAGGTTATTTTCGTCTTTATCTTCGAAAATTGCCTTGAACTCATCTACTACGTAGTTACCCGACTCTTCTTTTGTGCGTTGTGCAAGAAGGTCATTGATTCGGTTATATGCATCGAATGTACTGACTTCACGTGTGATGATACCTTCAACAACACGTGCAACGAACACAAAGTTCTCTTCTTCTAATACTTGGTCACGCGTCGTAGGAATTAGTTTGATTTGATAACGGTCCGCGCCTGGCGCAGTGATGTTAGGAACTTCTCCTTGGTTATCAAACAGTTCGATGTCTTGTTCGGACGTGATAATGTTTTGTTCAATCTTGAAACCAATGTCTTTGGTAGGTAGTGCGCTGTATTTGTCAATGAAAGAACTACCGCCTTCCATGTAGACGAAGTGACCCTGTACGAAGAAATCACCCGAAGCGAAATATGCCTTAGTACCACGACCAGACGCTTTGATAATTTCACTGGTTTCTGGGTCAACCGCATCCTGATCGACTTCAATAGTCAATTGTGTATTGTCAACTCGATATAGAATCTCTCCGGCACCAACACGAGGTGCTTTGGTATTGTCGGACACTTGAGACGTATCTGTGTATTGTACATACAGTGTTGTTGGGTCGTCTGGTGTTACGTCGACAATCTCTAGAACCTTCAGTTCTATACCCTGACCCGGCATTGCCTCGGTCGATAGAGTTTTACCCACCCAATTCGCATCTACCACACTTGATGCGGTTAGTCGAACATATTCTAGTTTGTTGTCTACGGTCGCACCGCCTGGATTGACTAGTGCGCCCTCTTTGAAAATGTTACGTCCGAATCGTGCAATCTCCTCTTGGATAATTGTCTGTGATTCGATTAGTTCACGCGCTTGTAGTGCGCGACCAGAGTTGAATAGTACACGATGATAACCGTCGTCTGGGTTGTAATAATCGCGGTAACTTTCTCTGAATGTTTTATCTGTAAAATCTGCCATGATTTATCCTAAACGGTTATTACAATCTTTATATCTTCTTGTTGTTCTTCGTCACGACGAATTCTGTAACGATTCTCAATATATAGTACTTCACCAGTGAATCGATCGATGCCATTCTTCTTCGAGTTCAATTGCACTTCTGATTCTACGCCACTGATACCAACTTGTTCGACGGTCTCATTCTGGAATATTTTGAAACCTGTAGATTCATTCTGGTGATAGTGTACAACATTACCATCCGATTTGTCTACGTAAGCAACCGCTTCGGAAGTGAGTCCTCTTATCTTTTCACCTACTGCGAAAGGAGAAGTTCCCGTCAAAGTAAGTGAAGGTAATGTCATCACCGAAACTCCGGCGTAAGGTGTTGTTCCGTCAACTTCTTTAGGGTTCTTTATAATACCCATTTGACGGAAAGTGTTCTGAACGGTAAATGTGCCATTGACATCACCGTCTGGTTTGATGTTCATTAGGACCGAACTTGTTTTCAAATCATCTATAGCGTCATAACCAATACCGTTAGGTCCAGTGATGACCGGACGAAGTACGGCACCAAGACCACCACCGCCCTGAATGTGAAGAGACGCGTACTGATAACCAGCACCATATGAAGTTACGGTTGCTCTTTTTATCACACCATCGACAAGATGCACTTGGACTGTAGCGTTCGCACCATTACCCACAACCTCAACTGTAGGTTCAGAGGTATATCCGGAACCACCGTCAACGACATGCACGTCAATAATCTGACCACCTACTGCCGTATCCTTTACCATCCATTGTAGGTCTTCAATGTTGTCACCTAGTGGTAGACTATCTTCTGGTTCTTGTACTGGGATATGGTTTGATGATAGGAACTGGTAGATATTCTCTGGAGTTATAGAGTATAGAAACTTCCAGACATAATCGTCCGAAGTCTTGAACTCTTTCCACCACTCTCTTACATTGAACATTCGATGGTTAGGATCATACTCAGGATTGTTTGGGTCTGTCTGAGGACTCATTGGGGCATATAGTCCCCAGTTAGGGTCTACCATCGATGGTTTAGATGTACCGTCCAGTGATCTGCCTGGTTCTAGACAAACATACACTTCTTTTGCGTCGTTGAGGACGTACCATGATGGTGTGTGTTCTGGGTCAGTTGCATCGTCCCATCCACAATAGATTGTACCAGATGACCAGTTCACTCGCTTGGCGACGAAAATTGCATCTTCAACCTTTTTGATAGATTGTAGGTTTAGTCGAAACTCTCGTTCATCCCTTGGTGAATCCACTGGATCGATAACAGAATCAGACGTATTGAATACATCGGACTTACCAATACCGATATAATATTCGTTGGTAGAAGATTCTGCGGCAGATACTTTAACGTCCTCTAGTAGAGTCTTCGCCATATCTCTGCCCATTGGGTGTCTTACTATAGCTGGCATTTTCGGGTCCTATACGTAGGTGTTGAAATCTTATGAAGTTATTTATACCAATTCTACAGGGGTTTTTTAGAATTTCGGTCCGACTTCCACATTTAGTTCCAAACCATTTTGTTTACTACTCAATATATTGAAGTGTTCTCTCAGTTTAGTAATCCACCAGAAAGAATCTTTGACAATAAGGTGTGCGTTTCGACCGTCCTTCAATATCCTCCTAGCGGGGTACATTGCAATCGTCAGATACCCCTTTTTCTTGATTACTCGTTCAAGGTCTTCCAGTACATTATAGAGAAGGTCTGGTTCGACGTGTTCTAGTACGTCAATACATATCAAGTAGTCTCTCGGTTCGGGTGAGGTATCTTTGCCGGAAATGCCGGGGTCGTACTCAAACACATTGTAGTGACCCTTCACCGGAATGTTCTTTCGGAAACTACTCTGTCCGCATCCATAATCCAACACTTCGGTTGCACCATGAGACATCAACCATTCATGTAGTTTATCGGCTGCCCATCCAGCGTTGACTCCCCACTCACTATTTTCGTGTTCGTGTTGCAGTAGTTTCTTGTACTCATCACTGATTAGGTCGAAACCATGTTTAGACGAATGTACTAGTTCGGTGGTCTTGGGTATACGAGGCGCGAGGGACTCATTGAGTTCTTCGAGTGAAACATAATCAACGATATCATTGATGCGTGAATCCTTACTCAAAGAATGTATAGTCACACCAATCTTTGCACATTCTGTAGAGAACCATTCGATGTAACCATAAAGAGAGTCATACAGATTCATGTTCCAGTCAATCTCTTTCTGAGTCAACTCTCGACCGTCAAAATAATTTAGTTTATCTGTTGACAAATCGACCCCAAGAAGGTATATGTCTTTGAACCCCATGTACAACATGACGTTCATGGCCATTGCGAAACTGTTCTTGTGCCAGACAAACGTTTCTGATTTTGGTAAAGAACATTCAAATATTCTATGACGGTCCACTAACTCCACTTCTTCTATACTCGCGAAGTATGTGTTGGGATATTCTTTGAGTGTTCTACCTTCTAACTCATGGTTCTGAAATCCGCCACGGAGTAGTTTGGGAAATGATTCTGCATATACTCGTTCGTCATAACATGTGGGGTCGTCCATACCCATCCAGATATCTGGTTTCAGGGTTGGGTACGTTGTATTGATGGAAAGGACTGTTTTCCCAGCACCCTTCAAGACACTAAGGTCGACTTCATTCAGAGAAGGTCCACACCCTGCGAATATGCCTACGTTGTGATTCTCTTTATTATATACGGAATAGTTTCTCCACCTATCTCCGTCGTGATACATCAATGGCAATCTTTCATTATTCTTCATCACTGAACCAACCTGATATTGCCAGTCTAGGTCTTGGTGCGTATTCAGACACTTCCGAAACAAAGTGATTGTGTCCTATCTCACCCAGTTCCATAAGCACCAAGTCTCCCCATCCAGGCACATAGGTATTGAATCCTTTCTCACTTTCTACGTGAAACAGTCCACCGTATTCTGGTTTCCAATCCCAAGAGAGATGGAATATAAAGGCGATACCTCTCCGATCATCTTGGTGTTGACCCAAAAAGTCTTTTGGATAATATGCGGAAGTGAAAGATTCATCTAGGACAGGGTTGGTTAGAGATGTCTCTTTCACTAGAAAATCGCGAAAGTTATCTGACATCAAAACGTCTTTCTTGAACGTACATTCCCAACACTCACAACCTATCACATGTGGTGTAGTTTTGTGGAATTGATAGGCAAATCGCCCACCAACGATATCTTTTCGGATCGAGTTCTCGTAATCGAATCTCTTACGATACCCGCCGACATTTCGTGATATCGACAAAGGTTCTTTAGTGTCAGAAGTATTGACTGCGAGTTCAAACCAGTTTGAAGGTGTCGAGTCGATTGAGCAGGCAAGGTCCCATGCATGATCATGGGTAAGAAAATTCTTATATATTTTGTGCATTATATATTCCATAAAAAAAGGGGGCCGGAGCCCCCTATAGTATTAGTTTACTCACATGGATATTTATAGTCTACCTAAACGAACCCTCACGGTACTGCCTGCAAGGATTGAGATTCTATCACTTTCAAATCTCATTTCAGAACCACTAGCGAATGCACTCTGGATAGCACTGAAATTTAGGAATCCACCATCCGATCGTGTAAGTTCGGTAAATGTCACGTCTGCTGTACTGTTGATACTAGTACCTTGATACTGATACACTCGACCAGTTTGAACGTGCCAATATACGTCATTATTCAATACTTCGTTATTACCACGGAACTGTCTGATAAGGTCTGACTTAGAGTTTGATCCAGTATCCGAGTTGACATCGGCGTCGGTATCAAATACAATAGCGTTACCCGCAGCACCCATTGGTCCCGATGGTCCAATAGTTCCGGTCAATCCCTGCGTACCACGTGGTCCCACTGTACCTTGTGTACCTCTAGGTCCTTGAGAACCCTGTGGTCCAGCTGTACCTCTTGGTCCCACTGTACCGCGTGTACCTCTAGGACCCTGAGAACCCTGTGGTCCGGATGGACCGCGTGTGCCTTGTGTTCCACGAGGACCCCTTGTACCTTGCGAACCACGTGGTCCCACTGTACCTCTAGGACCGATTGTACCTTGTGAACCTCGTGGACCCTGAGTACCTTGC